CTAAGTCTGGAGCTAGTAATGGCATCTATCTTGCTTGGAACTTCGCAGTTCTAGTGATTGGTGGAGTGCTGGGCTATTTTGGTTCAGGCTTTGTTGATGATAATCTCTTGAATGCTGTCATTGCATTTGACGGCGTGATCATGGGATTTGTCATCACGGCGATGTTATTCTCCGGTCGGAGCCAGTTCATTAGCAAAATGTCTTATGAGCAAACTGCATTGTATGCCCATAAGACGCGGTATATGCTGATGTCGCAAATGAATACTTTGTTTGCGTTCTTGATGTGCCTGCTTTTTTGCGTATTGACAATGGTTGCCAGCAAGGCAAAGGCTCAAGGTGTTCCAGAGATAGTCGTAACCGTGTTGGTAGTTATGTCTTCAGCTTTTTTTGCCCTTGGGTGTTATAGAGTCTTGCTTTTGCCTTTCCAGATATATGATGTGCATTCATTTGCTCTCAATAATCTCGTTGCTGATGCGAAGGAAGAAGTTTCTAAAGATATCAAATCCCGAACAGAAGATCGTCTGCGGCTACTTAAGTAGCCGCTTTGTTTTTCCACTAATCCCCTCCCAGATTCGAGTAAGCTCCTCGTCGGACTCTGAGTCCATCCATTTCGCATAAACTTCCACAAGCATGGTGAAGTCCTTGTGTCCCATCTGTTTTGCGATAAACGCCAGGTTGCCTCGAGCTGTCAGGCACCAGCATGCGTAAGTGTGGCGCGTTTGGTAGGGTCGCCGAGGTCTGATGCCGGCCCTGCGCTGGATCGCTGCCCATTTGGTATTCCAAGCTGTGGACACAAACCACTCGTTGATTCCTCTTTTTCTTGCCTGGGTGCTCGGTGATAGGAGAGGGGTTACAGATATCTCCCGCCATTCATGACGATTTTGATAGACCCTGATGTCTCGCTTGGGATGGTTCATGACGATTTCAAGCAGCGTACGGCACGCTTCTAAAGCTGGTTCCATCAGAAGTACGGTGCGAGGCTTTCCCGTCTTTGGCGTCTTGAATGAGCCGTCAGCTGTGATCGCTCTGGTGATCTCTATCTTGCCAGCCTGAAGGTTGATGTCTTCAACCGCTAACGCGCAGAGTTCTCCTGGTCGCAATCCGGTGTACACCGCCAGCGTAATGGCAGCAGCATCTTGGGGGTGCAGGCACCCGTTCGAGATGAGCAGATCGAACTCATCATGGGTAAGCGGGTCAGGTTCCTTGTCACTCATTGCGAATCGTGTGCAGGCGCCGGCGAGGCCGGCCATGCAGTAGTTATTGCTCTCGCACCAGGTTAGAAAGCCTGCGAAGGTGGCAAGATAGTGGTTGGCAGTAGATGGCGCCCGCGTTTCTATCAGGCGGGCGCGAAGAACGTGGATGTCTTCAGGCAGCAAGATTCCAGCCAGCCGATCCCCGCCAACCAGGGCCACACAAATGTCGATAGCGTAGGCGTATTTCTCCTCGGTCATTGGGGTAATGTCGATGGCCTTGAGCGGTTTGTACCGCTCTGCCAGTGCCTCTAGGCGTTCGTCCTTCGCATTGCTGTAGTTGGTTGCATGCTTCGAGTTCGGGAAGTGCCGTCCATACTCGAAGGTGCCAAGTTTGATTTCGTGAAGAATCGCCGCCCTGAGAAGAGCGGCGTGTTTGATGTTGGCTTTGGTTACCGGTAGGCCGAGAGACTCGCGGCAGCGGATGCGGCGCCACATGAAGACGATTCGCAGATTGCCACCGTGAATCTCGATGCCAGTGTGCTTAGCCAGTTCGGCCTCTAGGCCACTTGTGATGCGCTCTCGGCCCACTTGTCATACTCTGAGATGTTGATGGTAATGCGGCCGTCGGGGGCCTTCCGCCAGATGCGACCTTGCGCCCAGGTCCCATTTTTTACCTTGTGGCGAATGGCGTCTTCGGAGTAGCCGGTCAGTTCAGCGGCGCGATTGATCAGTACCTCGGTGACGACGGAGGCCTGGTGTGGAGCTGTGAAGTGCCGTAGTGCCGCCAGTGTCCATAACGGATTTTCCGTTAAATCGAGGCCCCCGTATCGAAAGGTGCGGGGGCCTTTCTTTTGCCCGTGTCGCCCAAAACGACGGAAATGGGCGACCAAAACCGCTAAAGTGATTTCGCCGCACCCCAGGGCTGCGCCGCGAATCACGCGGGCTGCAGATCCCGTTGACTTAACCCCTACGCCTGAGCAAGGAATCTCCTCCCATGGCCACCTACCTTTTTCACTACTGCTATGACCAGCCTGCACCCATTACGGGCGACTTTGTGGAGCACCTCAACAATCCCAAACCGCCGGTGCAGCTACATGCGCGCTGGGTGACGGCTTGGCCCTATGAGCTGGAATACAGCAGTGATGTGGCGGAAATAGAGAAATATTTGTTTGACTCATTCGCGAACGCTGGCAATCCGTGCAGAAATTTCCAACTGCTGAGCTGGCAGCGCTTGCACGACGGTGATCGTCCGGCCGAGGCCGTTTGATGAGCAGCGCCGCGCTGTCCTACCGGGGGCCGGCCGACCTGACTCTGACCTACGGCGCGGCGCCCGGGCTCGGCCGCAGCGCCGAGCGCCCGGGCGTCGACGTGGTGGTGAGCCGGCCCAGCGCCGACGCGCCGGTTTCGGTGCTGCCCGACGGCACCGTGCTGGCCGGCGCGGTGCAGGGCATTGCCGAGAGCGGCGACTATTTTGAGACTGCCGCTGTGTCGCAATCGACCCAGGGGAATCGTTATGCGTAACGCAATCGAGCTGCCGGGCGGGCTGGTGCTGCCGGCGGCCTATGAGGCGGCGCTGCTAAGGCGCCTGCAGGATATCGACCGGGCCAGCAGCGCGGCCAACTGCCTGATCGACCAGGCGCGCGCCGAGGGCATGGTGGAGTGCCTGGAGACGTTGACCCATGGCATCCCGGCCGGTCACATCGAGCGCCTGTACCTGCTGGTCGAGGCCGCCACCACGGCGCGCCTGCAGGCGCTGGAGCGCGAGCAGTGATCGGCCAGGCCGTGGATGTGAACACACTGCGCGTGCTGGCCAGCACCCGCCAGGTGCGTGACGCGGTGGCCGGCCGCAGGGAAGAGGACCGCAGCCAGTGGACGTTGAGCATCCGCGTCGGCGGCCCCACGGCGCGGCTGATCCCGGTGCGCTCCAAGCGCGACCAAGTGAAGACCTGGGCGAAGCTCGATACCCTGGTGAAGTTTGCCGAAGAGGCCGGTCTCGACGGGCTGCGCGTCGAACTGTGAGCAGCCCGACCCGCCAATCCGGCCTTGCGCGGACTGGTGATTGGCACCGTGGTATTCTAGGTCCCGCTATCGCATTTTTTGCATTGGTTCCGACCGGCATCGGCGGCGCACCAAGCGGTATGCTGACGGTGCGCTGTAAAGTGACTTGACGACTGGCCAGCGCGCCGAGGGTGTCGCCGCCGTCAAGCTGTCGGACTGATAGACTGTTTGGCGCGCGGCCGGCGTCCCCGGCGCGCTGTAAAGCGGCTTGACGACTAGCCGGGCAGCGGTGCAGTAAGCGCAACAGAAGCTCGTCGGAACTGGCCTGAAATGGGGCCTCACGCCACAGAGAATCAGATGTTGTGCGTGCCGATGATCCTCGGTTGATTCCCCCGCTTTGGCGTGTGGTAATCTCAGGACCGAATCGCAGGTACAAAAAAACCGCCTTGGAGGGCGGTTTCTTTGGCCGGCGGGTTGGAGGCCACGCCGACGACGTACTGAAGTACTTGACGAATACGACTATAAACAGTGCGTCAAGGGTGCGCAATACGTCTGCCCGGGCGTACATGGTTATTCATATTTGAATAACGGCGCAATTGCATTATGGAAGTTTCGTCGCAGCGTATGGACCGTTAGACAGCGTCAAATTAGCCGGTTTGCGTGAAACGCAGCGAAAGGCTTGATTTACCGGGGGTTAAGCCCGGGCAGCTCCCCGGGCTGTGCAACTAAGTGCCCGGGGAGCAAGTGTTAACCAAAGTTGTTTAATAAACTAAATACCGTTCGTCGGATAGTTGAAAAAAGTTTAAAAAATTTGCCGCAGCGCTCAGGCGCGCGTGGTTAAACTAGCATCGCAGGCGCTTGCGTCTGCACTGGGCCCTTGCAACCACGTCCGGAAGACGTGCCGGTAACGCAAGGCGGGTCCACCCGAACATTGGCGTACTGAAGTACTTGACACACTTTCAGTAGCCGCTTGCTCTGGCCGGTAGGAGCGAGCTGCGCCAAGGTTCCCTATACAGGAAACCTTTCCTATGGAATGGTTAAAAGCGATTGGCAGATTAGTCTGCAACTGCGCTTTAGGTCTCATCAAGGCGATGATAGTCAGGGAAGTCCTCCGACTGCTTGATCGCTGGAAAGACCCCGAAATGCATTAACATCTGCCCCGCCTTCTGGCGGGGTTTTTTTGCTTGGATTTAACTGCTCTAGCAGCTTTTGGCTCACGATATTCAGTTACCTGGAATCCTTGCCTCAGTCAGTGCGCTTGCGCGTAATGCCGATCCCGGGGTAGCAGTGTTGTGCCTCGCCAGTCCTCACACGGTGAGGAACAACTGCCTCGCAACGAAGTCCGTCGCATCGGCCAGGTGCTGCGCAAATTTGTCGCGGCCTGTCACAGAGTACGGTTAGACAGATGGGGCAAAAATGGGGCAAACCGGGCGCCATATAATGCCAAAACATGCCCATTAGGCCACAGATTCCCAAGTGCCTTAAAAGCGCTTAAGTCCCTATTTGTTGGGGGGTTGGCGCCTTCTGCTGGTCTTACTGCAGCACAATCGGGGTGTGTGCGGAAAGATCTGACATTCAGGGCCTTACAGCGGGTGATCTGGTTGGCGATGGTAAACCCGCAATGGTACAGGCTTTTTTGTTGCGATGCAGGCGCAGGCTTCGGGGCGTGTGCGCGTAGCCCGGCGGGCAATGGTGGAGCTACGCGGCGTTACCCTCTAGAATGCGCGCCCCTCGACGAACGTCTGTAGCCGTGACCTGCACGATGAATGTGTCCAGCCCTGTCCCTCATGTAAAGCAACAGCTTATTTACCTCCTGTACGGCGAGCGCCGTATCTATCAGCTGGAGGCCAAACTCAGCATCCTCACCGCCGTGGCGCGCTGCAAGCCGGCAGAGTTACCGGTGATCCGTGTGCTTACCGACCAGCCACAGGCCTTTGTCGGCTGGCCGGTGGAAGTGATCACCCTGGACGAGCAGACCCTGCAGGCCTGGACCGGTGACGGCGGCTACACCCACCGGCGCAAGGCCTGCGCCATTGCCCAGGCCGGGCAGTGGGCGGACAAGACCGTGTTCATCGATACCGATACGGTGTTCCTGCAATCGCCGCTGAAGCTGTTTAGCCAAGTCGATGCCGGGCAGTTTCTGGTCGATGAAGTGGAAAAGAGCTGGGCCGAAGCTTCGCGCCACAGTGACTACCTTCGCTTCAGCGCAGGGCTCGACGAGGCAGGAAATGCGCCGGCTGATGATTTGCGGCTGTGCAACAGCGGGGTCATGGGTTTCACCCGCTGCAACGTAGGCATTGCCGAACGCGCCATCCCGCGGATCGATGCCTGGACACCTTATACCGATGACCTGCACACCATCGAACAGATCGCCTTTTCTTTCGAGTTGCATGGGGCGCAGGTCAATGAAGCGCGTGGCGTGATCAGCCATTACTTCGCGATGAAGCAGTACGTGCATGCCGTCCTGGAAATTTTCTTCGCCAGGCACGGCGAAGGCTTCCATCCACAGATGCCACGGCTGGCCCTCAAGGTGCCGGCACATCGCCCTGTCCCTTCGTGGCTGGCGCGGCTTTCGGTGAAGTGGAGCCTCAAGCGTGTGCCCCGGGAGCTGCGTGGCATCGGCCGCAAGCTGCTGTACGGCAGTGTGATGAGCGGCGACGACTACCAGCGTGCCTGCAAGGTGATCTGGTGGCGTTCGGCGATTGATGACATGCGCGAGCAAGGTGGTATCGACTGGAACCAGGAATGGCCAGCAGGGCTGCCGCGCCTGGGGCGGCGTGACGAGCGTGCGTTCAGCGAAATTGCCCGGCAGAGCCTGAAGGTTTCCTGAGCCAGGGGCCGCGACAGGGTGATAGGGTAGAGAGTAGCCTTTCAGGAGCCCGACATGGACCCGATCACCACGCTTGCCACCCGCCTGGGTGAACACCTGCGCCGCTTCAATGCACAGGTTACCGCCGCCGAATCCTGCACCGGCGGTGGCATTGCCGAAGCCATCACCCGTATACCTGGCAGCTCGGCCTGGTTCGAGGTTGGCTACGTGACTTATTCCAACGCCCAGAAAACCCGCCTGTTGGGCGTGCCCGATGCCCTGTTCGGCCAGGTGGGCGCAGTCAGCCAGGAAGTGGTCGAAGCCATGGTCCGCGGGGCCCAGGCCGCCAGCGGCGCGCGCTTTGCCGTGGCAGTGAGCGGTGTGGCCGGGCCGGATGGTGGTTCGCCAGCCAAACCGGTAGGTACCGTATGGCTGGCCTGGGGTGACGGCGACCGGGTGTTCAGCGAGCGCCGCCAGTTCGAGGGTGACCGCGAAGCGGTGCGCCGACAGACGGTGAGCGCCGCGTTAGACGGCTTGTTACAGCTTGGTGCCGAGTAAATCGACGACAGGGGTTTGCGCGGGCGCCTGCCTGTGGAATAATACTGGCTACTTATACAGGTATTCCGGCCATCAGGGCCAAGTCGAACACGTGAGGATTTCAATGGACGACAACAAGAAGCGCGCCTTGGCTGCGGCCCTGGGTCAGATCGAACGCCAATTCGGCAAAGGCGCAGTCATGCGCATGGGTGACCAGGAGCGTCAAGGCATTCCGGCCATCTCCACCGGCTCCCTGGGCCTGGATATTGCCCTCGGTATCGGCGGCCTGCCAAAAGGCCGTATCGTCGAGATCTATGGCCCGGAATCGTCGGGTAAGACCACGCTGACCCTGTCGGTCATCGCCGAAGCCCAGAAAAGC